CACATAGTATGCCGCAAATAAAATATGATTTTCTTTATGAGTTGGACTTGGATAAAGAGGTAATATTAAAGATTTCCCGCTTACTGGATAGCGTAGTTTCTGGGAATTCTTCAGTGTACACTTCTCCCATTAGTAAGAATTTAGATCCCGACCTAATTTTGTCCGCTTGGGACGGTATCTTTAACTCAAAAACTTCGCTTATGAGTGAAGATTTGTTATCTTTGGAGCAACTTAATCGTGGTAAATTCGGACCAAGAAGTTTGGCAACAGATTGGGCTACGAGAAAAGATTTGGTTTTAGAGTATTTCAAGTCAGGTGATACTTATAATGTTCCAGATCTCAAATTAGATGAGCCAAGACGTCTAAGACCCATTAGTGTAGAAAATGCACTAGGTTATCTTAAGAATAACACAAATTCTGGTCTTCCATTCTATCGGAATAAAGGTGATGTGAAAGATATTTTAAAAAGTGAGTTCACTCAGTTACTGGCCAGACGTGACGATTGTGTTATGTTCACTAGAACACAAGAGGGTGGTAAAACTAGGACAGTTTGGGGTTATCCTTGTGCGGATGTCCTAAATGAAATGCGGTTTTACCGTCCACTTCTTCAATATCAAAGAAAGCTTGGGTGGAGATCTGCGCTGCTTGGCCCTGAAGCAGTAGATGTCAGTATTTCAAAGCTGATACAACGTTCGAAAACGTATGAATATAAATTGCTGAGTATTGATTTCTCACTTTATGATGCAACTGTGAAAACCAGACTACAGAAGGTGGCTTTTGATTATATAGAATCATTATTTGATAGTCGTTACCTTGATGAACTTGCTTATATTGAAGAACGATTTGGTAATATTGGTTTAATCACTCCAGATGGAGTAATGGGTGGTCCACATGGAGTACCTTCTGGCAGTACCTTTACTAATGAGGTTGACTCAATTGTACAATACCAGTGTGCAATTGCATCAGGTATGGATCCTAACTTATTCAATATCCAGGGGGATGACGGAGTATATTGTTTAAGAGACCCTGATTCTTTAAAAGAGTCATTTCGAGATTTTGGGTTGTCCGTAAATGATGAAAAGAGTTACATTTCTGATAGTAGCGTTATTTATCTTCAGAATTTATATAGTTCTGAGCATGTATCAGAAAATGGAATTATTAGAGGAATTTATCCCACTTACCGAGCTTTAAGTAGGATAATCTATCCTGAGAGATATGACAAATTTAGTGATGATGGAATTTTAGGTGCTGACTATTATTCTATCAAAACAATCTCTATTTTAGAGAATTGTCGTTATCACCCGCTATTTCCTGACTTTGTCAAATTTGTAGCTAAATTAGATAAATATAGGCTCAATTATTCTCAGCGTGGACTTCAACAATATATCCAACGTATCAAGAAGTCAAGAGGAGCTGAGGGGATAATTCGTCATAAACCAGGTGACGTTGTAGCTGGATTAAATTCTTTTAAGACAGTTCAAATATTATCTGAGCTCTAAACTCGTAGATCATCCAG